GGAGAAGCGTCAACACCTCCAGTAGAACCAGAAGAACTATAAATAAATTTGGCTCCCTAAAGGAGCCTTTTTACATTTACGCCCTAATTTTATAATTACGTTATGAATAAAAAGAAAAGATTATTTTTTGATATTGAAACAAGTCCGAATGTTGGGTTTTTCTGGCAATCGGGATATAAACTGAACGTTCCCTATACTAATATAATTAAAGAGAGAGCTATTATATGTATTTGTTATAAATGGGCAGATGAAGATAAAGTATACTCTTTACAATGGGATAAAAACCAAGATGATAAAGCAATGTTAGAACAATTTATGGTTGTAGCTAACGAAGCTCATGAATTGGTAGGACATAACGGAGATCGATTTGATTTGCCTTGGATTAGAACACGTTGTCTATTTCATGGCATTCCTTGTTTTCCAAATTATGTTACAATTGATACATTAAAACATGCACGTTCTAAATTTAGATTTAATAGTAATCGTTTAGATTATATTGCTCAATACTTAGGTGTAGGTGAAAAATCTGAAACAGGTGGTTTTGATTTATGGAAAGATATTGTACTAAACAATAGTAAAACAGCAATGAAAACAATGATTGATTATTGTAAAAACGATGTTGTTATTCTAGAAAAAGTATATAACCATATTAAAAATTATGTACCACATAAATCACACTTTGGTGCTTTAGAAACAGGAGAAAAAACATGTTGTCCTGAATGTGGTTCTACTAATTTAAGACATTCACAAACTCGCTACTCAGCTGCGGGGACACCACGTGTTCAAATGCAATGTAATGATTGTCACAAATACCATACTGTTGCTAGTAGAACATATGAAGCTATAATTGCTAAACAGTTTGAAGGGGAAGAAGAAGAGTAAATATTTATAGTAAAATAATTACATGGACAATTTTGACTTAAAACGTTTTCTAGTTGAAAATAAAATGACTAGAAACTCAAGACTTATAAATGAACAACCAGAACCAGAAGGAATACCAGCTGATGACCCATTAGCTCAAATACCAGCGGTACCTGCTGAAACACCATCTGAACCGTCAGGTGAAATAGATAAAGAAACAGCTAAACAATTAATATTCGATACTAAAGGTAAATTTTTTACTGTAACATTTATTAAAAAAGATGGTAGTGAGCGTGTAATGAATGCTCGTTTAGGTGTTAAAAAATATTTAAAAGGAGGAACATTAGCATACGACCCAGCTGAATTTAATTATATCACAGTATATGATATGGGTGCTAAAGGATACAGAACAGTTAATGCCAATACAATCCAAAACCTTAAAATTGGTAAAAACGAATACGTTATCCCAGATGCTATAGCTGAATCAGAGGAACCTCAATTAGATGAAAATGCTAAACCAGAAGATATTGGTAAAGGTACTCGTTTATTCTTTAAAGATGACAAAACAACATACTATGCTAAAAACGTAGCATCAGATAAGAAAAATGTGTTTGTAACTAAAGATAATGACGATAGAGTTTATAAAAAATCTATAGCTAAAATCGTTCAAATCAACAATAAAAAATTCTAACATACAGACTAGATTCATAGCCTAGTCGCTCGAAAGAAATAAAAAATATGACATCTGTGGCGTCAATCATTTGGATTGGCGCCATTTTTTTCGTATATTTAACAGTTCAAAAGATAGGGTGTTGGTCTGATGGAATTTTATAATATTTATACCAAACATTAATTATGACTAGTATTTATATTTTAGAAAGAAATGGTATTCCATTTTACATAGGTAAAGCAAAGGATGTTGTAAGACGAAAACATGCTCATAGAAAAATATTTGGGTTAGATATTCAATCATACATTATAGATGAAGTAGAAGATTGGAAATATTGGGAATCATATTGGATTAGTCAATTTAAAACTTGGGGTTTTACTTTAGAAAATAAAAATAATGGTGGAGGTGGTCCTTCAAGTTATACTGAAGAACAAAAACAAAAAATGAGAGGTCCAAGACCTGGAACTGGAGAAAAAATAAGTAAAACATTAAAAGAAAGAAATCATTCTCAATACTATACAGAAGAAGTTAAAAATAAAATTAGTCAAGGTACTAAAGGGAAATTAAAACCTTTCTCAGATACACATAAAATAGCAATGGGTATAGCAAAACGTAAACAAGCTAAACCTGTATTACAATATGATTTAGAAGGTAATTTAATTAAAGAATGGGAAAGTAAAGGTCAAGCAGCTTCATGGATAAAAGAACAAACAGGTAAAACAAGTAATTTGACTTCTCAAATAAAAGATTGTATATTGGGGAAACAAAAAACAGCTTTTGGATATAAATGGAAATATAAATAATATGAACAAATACGATAAAAGAATTGTAGTAGTTGGTGGTGGTGTAGCGGGTGCTCATGCCATAACAAAGTTAGTAGATAATGGTTACCCTGGAGAACTCATTACAGTAATTGATATGGGTAAAGACCCCTATAAAAGAAAACCAGAAGAAGTAATGTCAGGTTGGTTAGGGAGTGGAGGATTTTCTGATGGTAAATTAACATATCACCATATGATCGGAGGACAACTTTCAAAATATTGTGGAGAAGAAAAAGCATATCAACTAATGAATGAAGTTATAGAAACCTGGAAACGATTCCACCCAGACTCATCTAAAATAATGTATTCTAATCCTACCGAAGAACCAGACTTCATCAAACCTTATTTTGGTTTACGTTTATTTGGAGTTTACCATATAGGTACAGATTATTTACATGAAATTGGTAAAAATTGGTATCAATATTTAGTTGATAAAGGTGTTAACTTTCAATGGGAAACTAAAGTAATAGATATTAATTTTAATCCATCTACTCCTGAATATGAAGTAATGATTCATTTAAATCCATTATCTGAACCTGGTAAAACATATTATTTAGGAGGTGATAAACTTATTTTTGCTGTGGGTAAATCAGGTATCGACTTTGGTAAATCATTAGCGGATTCTTATAATCTACCAACTGAACCTAAATCAGTACAAATTGGAGTTAGATTTGAAGCACCACAACATCACTTCCAAAAACTAATCGATATTTCATATGACTTTAAGTTATATAGAAAATTTGATGATAAAGGAGTATCACTTCGTTCATTCTGTACTAATAATAATGCAGCATATGTTGCAGTAGAAGAAACATACGGAAACTATACTTACAATGGTCACGCTAAAAAAGATGAAAAGTATAGAAACAACATGACTAACTTCGGTATTATTATGGAGTTAAATGGTATTGAAAATCCATTTGAATGGTCAAGAAATGTTGTATCACAATTACAATCAGTAGATGGTAAAGGTTTATATTATTCTCCATCTCGTAAAGTATCATTAACTTCAGAAGGAGGTTATGTAGAAGCTACTCAAATATCAGAAGCTGATATGGATGATGTAAGACAAGTATTTGAAGGTTACTTCAACTATATTGACGAGTTTATTGATGATATGAAAAAAGTATTCCCAACATTAGAAGATGATTGGGGGATCTATATTCCTGAAGTAAAATATCTATCACCTGAGCCACTCGTTGACTATACCAACCTAGCCCTGACCAAGTATCCTGACGTACATTTTGTTGGTGATGCACTTTCCGCTAGAGGTATAACAGTGAGTGGTGCACAAGGTATTTATGTAGCAGAAGATATTTTGAAATCTAAGTAATTTTTCGTATCTTTATGACAAAGGGTGAAAGTAAATTTACACGTATTTACGAAGATGAACATGAAAAAATAATATGGACTTACGACCTAGGTTATCATAATCACGGACCAATATCAGTAGAAATTAAATATAAAAACGAACAACAAACAAATGGAAAGAAAAATAAAAACACCAGAGGGACAAATAATGTATCTGTCAAAAACGAGAAAGTTAAAAGAGGGCGTAAACGACAAGAATGATCCTAATGCGTATAAAGAAGAATGGGTATTACATAATACAGATGGTCCTGCTTTAATTAAACCTGATGGAAAAAAAGAATACTATTTCTGGGGAATATATCAAGGCAACACACCAGAAGTAATTAAAGAATTAAAACGTAATCACACTGGATTACCACCAGCAAAAAACCCATTGTTTAAAAATAGTTTTAGATAATATGAAAATAGGATTAGTAGGTACAGTAAGTGTAGGCAAGACCACTTTAGTTAATGCATTAGCTGAATTACCCCAATTTAAAGATTATTATTTTGCTACTGAACGTAGTAAGTATTTAAGAGATTTAGGTATTCCTTTAAATACTGATTCTACTTTAAAAGGTCAAACTATATTTTTAGCTGAACGAGTAAGTGAATTAATGAGAGATAATTTAATAACTGATAGAACAGTTATTGATGTTATGGCATTTACAAATGCCTCTAAATCTATTAAACAAGGTGATAAAACTTCATTTGAAGAATATGCTCGTAACTTTGTTAATGAATATGATTATATTTTTTATGTTTCTCCTTTAGGAGTAGAAATTGAAGATAATGGAGTACGTGAAACTAATGCTGAATATAGAGATTTAATTGACTTTACTATACAACGTTTATTAAACACTTATCCACATAGAATAAATAATTTACATACTATATCAGGCACAACAGAAGAACGTATAAAACAAATACTAGAAGTGATTCCTACTTAATATTTATATTAAATTAACATTTATATATAAAATATGAGAGTAAGTGAATTAAAAGAAAATATTCGCGGTATTATACGTAAAAAAATGGATGAAGCTAATGCTTTAGTAACTACAAAAACAGGAACAAAGCCAGTAGATTATAAAAATACAACAGAATTAGCTAAATTAAAATCAGATCCTAACGTATCTTCTATAGAAACAACAGCTGGTCAAAAATTAAAGGAAGAAGATTTTATGGATGATGATGATAATACAATTATTGAAGATGTAGAAGATGTTGATTCATCTGGTGATGAAATGGCTAAATATTACGGTGAAATTTACGAAATAAATGCTAATGTGGGATCTGGTGTTTATGAAATTGAAGTAGGTAAAGATGGTATTTTCATTACATTAATAGATAATACAGGAAATTATATAAAAGTACATCCTGATGATGTTAAAGAATTAGTTAAAGTTATTTTAAAAAAATACAATGAAGCTGACTAAACAAGACATAGTACTAATAATAATTGCTTTATTATGTTTATATAATATCTTTAATACAAACAGTATTAAAACTGATGTAAAAGGATATGAAGATAAAATTGAAGCTCTTCAAACTAAAGTAGATTCTGCACACGTAGTAAACAAACATATTGATACTAAAATTGATTCTGTGAAAGAGAATGTAACTAATATCACAAAGGAAATTCACCATATAGATAATAACATCTCAATAATCAAACAACAAACAAATGAAAAAGTTAATATTGTTGATACCTATACTGCTTCTGAGCTTGAGCAGTTTTTCACAAACAGATACAACGAAAGTAAAAATAAATAATCGTATTGCTAAATTAGTAGTAAAAGATCTTATTATTGGAGATGGTTGTATTGAAGAATTAAAACTTACTCAAACTAAAGTACTTAAGTTAGAAGAAAGAGAAGCACAAAAAGACACTATCATAAAGCTTCTAAATGAAAAAGATGAAAATAACAAATACATAATCCGCCAGCATGAATTACAAATCAGTCAGTATGAAAAGCTTTCAGATGATTTACACAAGGAATTAAAATCACAAAGACGTGGTAAACTTTTCTGGAAGATAACAACATACGTCGGTATATTCACCACATCATACTTGTTGATAAAATAAAAAACAAGGCTTGCTTTCGCAGGCCTTTTTTCTTATATTATAGTTATATAAATGTTATAATA